CACTACATTGCCTCCTAAAGATGAGACTGAGTACCGTAGACGAGCTATACAGATCGTCTATGGGCTAGATCTAGCACCTGCAACCATTTGGGAAGCTCTCCCATGGTCGTGGATGGTAGATTGGTTCACAAATGTTGGAAACTACTTGGTAGCTTACAACAATGTGTGCCCAGTGAAGGCTACGCCACCATGCTTGATGACGTATACCCGCACTGATGCATCAGTCGTTCGCACAGATACGTATTCTAACGTAACTGGCGGTACTGCTACGGCTGTCACCGAGACGAAACTTCGCTCGGTGCAGACTCCTACTCTCACGGCGTCTATTCCGTTTCTGACGGGTAGACAACTGTCGATTCTTGGTGCTCTGTTCATTCAGCGGCATCGTGCCTTCTGAATTGACAGTCACCAAGAAAGGATAAAGGCATGCTTGGTACTACTCTTACAGTTACTCTTGACGGTTCCGGTGGAACTGCCAAGGTACTGCCTCTCATCAATCAAGACAATTATTCGTCAGAATACTTTCTTGACGAAACGTTGATCCAATATCGAGCGACTATTCGTCACTCGACGGATACTGTGAAGGCAGGAACTCAAGATTACGATCGTCACGTTGTGACTTTCGAACGTTTTGAGAAACCGACCACCACATATCCTCTGGGTCGTCGATCGCAGATCATTTACACGATTCGTTGTTCGGTAAATGATTCTTCGGCCGACGTGATTGATATGTCCGAGGCCATGTCTTTTTACATGGTCAAGGCTGGCGGCATTGCGGCTAAATTGCTGGGTAAGGAATCCTAATGATCCCTCCTAGCATACTATCCGCTTTGACGGAGATTGTTTCCTTCATTATGAAGATCTACGGCATGATCAAGGAACAGTGTAAGACCTGTTAGGTCTGCTGTCCCTCTTTTCGTGACGTCTCTTCCTTGAAGTGAACTAAGAGAGTACCGGGCCGTGCGTCAACACTAACCTCGAAGGAGATTAGCTATGACTAAGCGGCACGTCACCTTTATCCGGCTGCTTTACCGCAATGTTTTAGATGACATTGCGGATGAGAAGCCTGACCTCCGGAAAGAGTTAGATCGCGACTATTTGCGACTCTGCTCTGCTCTTGAGAACCATGGCCTTCGTTTTGCAACGATCGACATGGTCGACTTCGGCAAGCATTTTGATAAATGCTTATCGAAACGGCGCCTAACCTGTTTTGAAGGTACTCACATGAGACCTTTCAAAAGGGGTGTAGTAATCCCACGTCTTTTTAGGGGACTACTACTACGCGTTTTCTCGAGCACTGGAGTGATGCATGTGACTTGTGACCACACTGCGGTCCGGTACCTTCGTCAGTTATTCTATCTGGCGAAGAAACTCAAACTGGAGTGTGAGAATGTTCGCACTGTTGAAACAGTACGGAAATTCTATCAAGTCGATCAGCGTGTTGCCAGTCCTTCTCTTGACTGGGATGATGTTGGTTTTGATCACTCTGCCCTTCATAGCCTATCTTTATTGGATGGCTATACGAGCAGCGATCTCGACCTTTTCACCTCTTCCTCATCGGAAGATAACCCGCGAATCCCAAAACAGCTCCTTCGATGCATACAGGAAGTATGCGACGTTGGAGCTGCCGTACTCGGTCATTTCGACCCGTACGTTTGGACATGCAAGCATGGACCTGGAGCAGTCTCCGAGCGAGTTGGAATCTCAAAGTATGATTTTCCATCTTGGCCGGAGCAACTTGAACGAGAATTCCCGTTAGCCGACTTCGCTTTCGCGAACCAGGCTTTATGGGCTGACTCGTTGCTATCTAAAGAGGATGCTGGGAGATTCGCTTCCTGCGAATCACCCAGCAAGTTAATTGCTGTTCCAAAGACTCAAAAGGGTCCTAGGCTTATTGCCTCAGAACCAGTTTGTAATCAATGGAATCAACAATTAATAAAGAACTTCCTCTCAGACCGCATAAGCAGAACCTTTTATGGTCAGATCATTCATTTGACTGATCAAAACCATAATAAGGTTGCTGCTTATCAAGCATCCATCGATGGGCGTCACATGACAATTGATTTGTCTGAGGCGTCCGACCGTGTGTCTTGCTGGGTTGTCGAAAGAATGTTTAGGAGGAATCCTAAGCTTCTTTCTTCTTTCCAAGCAGTTCGCACGCGATTTATATCAAATGATATAGATCGGAGATCTCCTAAGCTGTATAAGCTTAAGAAGTTCTCGACGATGGGGTCTGCTCTTACCTTCCCAGTC